TGTCGGTCGTGCCGGCGGTCAACGAAATGTTCTGAACTTTCAGCGACCGCACGCCATGCGACGAGACATAAAGCACGTCCTGGCCAAACTGAACCAGCCCCTGCGCCGCCAGCAATCCGGTCGAGCGCAGGAGCTGCACAAACTGATTGAGCGAAGGATCAGGGTCGAGCTTCCAAATCTGGGTCGACAGAGAGGAGAAGATCGCCATGTTGCCGAGGTAAACCTCAAGCCCGATCAGGTTAGTTGAATCGGCGTCCTGCGCCGACAGATCAATGTAGCCGGAGCCGTCATTGGTTGTGCCGGTCGGCGGCGTCCATTTGGTCGGGTCATTGATCGCCGAGAAGCGCAACAACCGACCATCGACGCCGTACATTTTCGAACCAAACGTTCGCACCGACGAGGCGGTCGCCATCGCGTCGGTGACCAAAACTTGGTTGTAATAATGATAGTAACGCCCATCGACGCCAGCCATGACGATATAGAAAAAACCGTTGAACAAATCCCAATCCGCAACCCGGCTCATGCCAACCGGGAATGGCAGCGAGATCACGCCAGGGTGGTTCGGATTGAAGCTCCAATCGGTAATCCCGGACGGACCGTTGACGACGACAAAAAATTCACCATTGCGGGATAGCGCGCCAAAGCTTCCCGCCGGCGCCGCCGACCACAGAATGAAGGAAGTGCGCTTCTCGATCTCCGCCCCGGCGCTGATGATGCAATTGCGCAGCGTCCGCAACGAACCGGCAGGAGCGGTGGCGTAGCTCTTGCGGAGGTCCAGCCCGCTCTTGAAATCCTGGATCTGATAGACCGGCAAGGCTCAAGGCCCCGGAATATAGTCGAGGTAGGGAGTCGCGCCGCCGTAATTGGTCGGTTGCGCCCGTTGCCCCTGACCCATCGCCGAGATGTCGCGCTTGTTGGCGCCCGAGCGGCCGAGCAGGCGACGAATATAGGCTTGCGCCTTCTGCCCCTTGAGCGCCGCCGTCTCGCTCTTCTGCGCCCCCAGCAATTCAGCCGCCGCGGTCAGCACGATCGCAGTCGAGTCGATCATGCAAACGTCGGTGTCGACCTTGAGCGGATTGAGCGGCGCTTGCCCACGCCAACGCATATGCGTGAGCTGCGAAGGGATCGGCCAAATCTGCGCCTGGCCGGCGAAGTTGGTCAGGCCGCTAGTGCTGTCGACGGTGACCACGTTGCGCCACCGGAGCGGCGGGTACGAGGTCAGCAGCTCGTTGATCCAGTCTTGGAAGCCGTAGCGCAACTCCAGCCACGGCTGTTGGCTGGAAGGATTGTAATTGCGCCACAAGCCCAGCACGTTCTCAAACGGCATCGTCGGGTCGAAGTCGATGAATTGGGTGTTCGCCGGCAGATCAAAATCAATCCGATAGTCGAGATGCGGCCAGGCATAGAGGTTCCACAATTCGCGCTGGGCGCGCGCCAGGATGACATTCTGCATGTCGACAGCCGAGAGGCCATGCGCCGGCAAAAGGCTCGAATAAATCTCGGCCCTTAGCTCGTAGCGCAGTTCCGACAGCGCGACGCCCAGCGGCATCTCATACCTCCGCCTGGTGTCGCTGCGCCCGCTGCTTCGGCGTTTCCTTTGGCGGATTAAGCGGCAGCTCAGGCTCCGGCTCCGATCGCTGGATGTCGGCGATCAATTTGCGTTCGGGGCGCTTGATCGCGATCGGCTCCTTGTCGCCAGGAAAGTCCATCTCCATCATCGGCCGCGAGCCGGGATAACAAATGTTAACCGCTTCAGCCCCGTAAAGCCCGAGCAAACGCATCTTCTCAGCTTGGGCGGTCATCGGCTCCGAGCCGACGAATTCGCAATCGAAGACATTGTCTTCGCCATGCAAATGCTGCAGCACCCGAATCTCCGGCCACGACAGCGGCCTGTCGGGACCGCGGTACATGACGCTGTTCGAGTCGCCGCCGAGCGCGATCTTGCACGCGACATAGTCCATTGCATCCTCCGAAATGTAGGGCGCCGTGCGTACCGACGCCCTACACTCTGATCGCTATTTGATCTCAATCACAAGGGAGGAGTTGCGCTGAGTCGCGACCATCTGCCCGGTTGACGTGATCGACTTGTAGAGGACGAACTGATTCGCCGGTCGTGACGGCGTGTGGTCCTTCCGCCACTCATCGGTCATCTGCACCAGGAAGATTTTCTTCGGATCAAACCAATAGCAACGCTTCGAAAGGCCAAGCCCGTCAAGGGTCGGGTCGTATTGGAAAGTGGTGCCCATGTACTTCAATTCGCCAACCGAAACATCGCGCGAGTTGGCGAAGCCTTGCATCGAGTAATTGCCGTTCGCCCTGACCTCGATCTCCATCGCGCCAAGGAAGTCGGAGCCGCACAACGCCATCGTCGGCTTGCCGCCGTAGCGGATGAGCTGGCGATATTCGGTCTGCAGCATCGTGATCAGCGCGCCGCCATTCGTCGGGTCGGAGGTGATCGAATCGCCGCCCCACGCCGCCAGCGCCGGCGTGCCGCCGACCTTGATGCCAAACGCCGTGGTGCGGGCTCGATTGCGCCACCATGAATTGGTGGCGAGCGATTGATCGAGGCCGGCGACGGTGCCGATCGAGGGATCTTGCGAGATCAGAAACTGCATGCCGGCAAGCGCCTTGGCGTCGGTAGTGCCGTCGCCCCAGAGCAGACCATTCATGCCACGCGCATATTGCTCGCCCAGCTCGAACAGCTTGTCCTGGAACAGATTGACCAGCACCGTCTCATCGCGGTCGGTGTGCTCGGTAGTGTTCTCGCCATTGGTGTCGACAACCGAGATGCCATCCATTTTCAACTCGGTATGCGTCAACGTTAACCCGATATGGTGCTCGCGCCAGGGATAGTTGCCGCGCACAATGTTGGCCGGGGTGAAGAAGCCGACCGTGTCGTTGTGGGTGTAGCCTTTGACGACATCGTTGCCCGAGCCGTCGCCGAATTGCCCATGCAGCGCAACAGAGATGTTGCCCTTGCCGCCGGGAAATTTCTTTGGGTCAGTCTCCGCCCACTTCAGGAGCGGCTTGTCTTGCAAGGTTTGGAAGAATTCTTCCGGCCGAGCCCAGTAGTAGTCGAGCGCGGCATTGGCGATATTGGTGATTTCTCCGGCTGTAAAAGCCATGGCTTAAGCGCTCCGAGCGCGGGGCTCGTCAACGCGATCGCTCTATTGCGAAATGAATCGCCTCCTTGAGACTCTTCGGTTCCGTCCGAGCGCCGTTGACCCGATTGATGCTGCTCGGAACCTGATGCGTACCCCGTGGACTCGGCATGAAACGCGAAGACATCACCTTCGCCCGCTCGTAAGCCTGTTTAGCAATCTCGACGGCTTCGGCTGGCGAACGCGGCGGACCGCGCTCATGCACGACGGCGTGCAGCAGCTCCCTCACAACGGGTTCTGTGCGCGCGTAGTCGGGATCGGATCGTCGAATCCCCTGCTCCCATTCGGAAACCGCGCCTGCGACTTGAGCCTGAAAATTACGCACAGTCTCAGCGTGGTCGCGTTGAGTCGTCTCCTGCGTCACCCGGCCGAGTTGCGCCGCAGCAAGTTGCTGCTGCGCTCTCAGCTGAGCGGTGTACCGTGCCGCGTCCGCGGTCATATGCCCGCCCTGGACCGCCGCTTGGAGGTCAGCCGGGAGCTGTATGCCGAGGCTCTCCTGCGCGAGTTTCACGTAGGGCGCGACGCCCTCCAGAAAGGTTCTGAAGTCGCCGCGTCGCATCGCCGCGGCTAGATCCAGCACGAGCCCGAAATCTTCCTTGGCGATGTCCGCCTGTTTCAGGAAATTCTGCAGCTCTTGCGTCGTCTTAGCCTGAGCTTCGAGTGGCGCGATCTGGGACCGGAGGCCCTTAATCTCGTTTCGAAACTCGTCGATGCGCTTTCGCGTGCGCGGTGAGTAAGCGTCTATCTCCGCCTGGGTTATGGGGCCTGGATCGTCTTTCGACGGCGCGCCAGGAGCTGCCGACTCTCCTGACCTTGAGACACCACGTTCGTCGCCGGGACCAGGCTGCGCTTCCCTGCGAGGAGCGGCCTTACGGACGACGTCGAGCAGCGACTCGCGGCTCTCGGCCTTTTCGCCGGGCAGGGTTGACGAT